CCATCGGCACGGAGTTTTAAGTCTTTCGCCCACGGCGGAGTCCGTCCCATCTGTTCACAGATCACTTCAAGAGATACGTCCGGATCTGCTTCGATGATCAGCTCATCATGGACATGCATGACAATCTAGCAGCAGCGGAGCGTCTTCATAGCATAACAGAGGATGTCTCTGGACGTTGCCTGCACGATATTTTCCACGAACTTCAGACCGTAGGAGCTGAGCCGTTCCCATTTTTTCGTCGCTCCGACGCCTTCATAGGTGATGCATTCGCCGCCGAACTTGTTTGTCCCGACACGCGGTTTCACATAGGCAAGGTTCCTGCCGGAGGGAAGTCTGATAAAGAGCATCCCAGATCTGCAGAAAAAGGTCAGACCATAGCTTGATGTCGCGTGCTTACATTTCACGGCTTCCTTGACCGCGTGATCGACATCCCACCAGAATTTCACGAGGTGCGGATTCGTTTGCCGCCATGCATCAACCAGCGGAGGAAGCTCCTCTTCCTTGAGTCCCATTTCAATAGCTCCCATTGCCTTTAAAGCACCGACGGAGCCTCCGTAGCCAAGTGCAAGTTCCGCAATTTTGCCTTTTTGTCTGAGATGCCCATTGATACCGTGCTTCACAACCGGGACATGAAACATCTGGGATGCGGACGCACAGTAAATATCACCGCCGTTTTCGAATACATTCTGACGCCATGTTTCGCCTGCATACCATGCAATCACGCGGGCTTCGATAGCGGAAAAGTCAGCTACATAAAAGAGCATGCCATCCTTCGGGATAAAGGCTGTACGAATGAGCTGAGACAGAGTATCCGGGACATCCTCATACAGCATTTTGACAGCATCCAAATTGCCGGACTTCACAAGAGCACGGGCTTCGGCCAGATCGGGGAGATGATTCTGCGGGAGGTTTTGCATCTGAATAAGCCTGCCTGCCCAGCGACCGGTTCGGTTGGCACCGTAAAATTGGAACATGCCGCGTGCCCGGCCATCCTTGCAGACCGCCTTCTGCATGGTCTGATATTTCCGGACAGAGGATTTCGCCAGCTGCTGCCGAAGTTTCAAAACTGTCTGCAGCTCCGGAGGAGCAGTTTTTAAGAGTTTCGCAACGGCCTTTTTGCCGAGGCTGTCAGTTTCAAGGCCGTTATTCGAGAGCCACTGCTTCATCTGCTGAACGCTGTTTGGGTTTTCAAGACCGGTCAGCTTTTTCATAGCAGCGGTGAGTTCCCTCCTTGAGCGGGCATCCATCTCGATTGCTTTTTCGATGAGATCCATGTCCAGCCGGACGCCGCGATCATTGATTTCTTGATCAATGTGGTATTCGTCCCAGACAAAGTCTGGAACCGGGAACTTCGCGAGCCTTGCTTTGATGCCCATTTCGGTTTCGACATCCCGCCTATTGTATTTCTTGAACAGCGTCCACTTGGCCGGCGCGTCGGACGGCAGGTTCCGTGTGCGGCCGCCGTTTGCTTTCGTCGGCGTACATGGCTGGCAGAAGTATTTAATGAGTTTTTTCCCCTCGGTGAGCTTTTGCTTTTCAAGACCGAGTACAGTGCCGACGCCTTCCAGAGAGAGTGGGAGCCCCATCGTGGCGGACCAGATCATGGAGCAGCGCCAGCCTGCCGGATTCAGAAACTGTGCCATCTCTGTTGAGAGCAAATGATTATCATGAAACGGATCAAGACTGACACCGAGGCCGGCAAGGCAGCTGGACAGGCAGATCCGTTCAAAGTTTGCATTAAATGCCCACTTAATGACGGAATCATCGGTCAAGGCATCAAAAATTTCCGGCGGAATTTTTTCGCCTTGTGCAAGGTCAATGACGGATACTTCACCGCCATCGACTGCATAGCCAGTCGGCTGCATCGTTAATAGCAGCAGCGGCTTTGTGCAGGTCTTCTATGGTCTGTGCCATATCGGCCATCTTTGACATTTGCTTTTCCTCCTTTTTCTGACTTGCTTCTTGCGGTAAGGGTTGCTAGGTTCCTTGCCAGTCTTGCGGATACACAGCTGATAGAATTCAAAAGTTGAATTTCTTCAGTTACATTGCCGCCGGAATTGTTGTAGTTTTCATACATTTCGTTCACCTTGCTTTCGGAAGGACTTGTTTTTTCTCTTGCCTTCACTTCCCACTGGAGATGGCAGTGCGGTTTGAGCGGATTATTTAAAAAACATTCCGTCCACCATCCCAAATGAGGGACAGCTGCCGGAAAGAAACGTTACTTATGGTGAATTACTTATCGCCTCGAATTTTCCAAAGCTCGGTGCAGATTTTTTTCATCTGGTCTGCAAATGTACGCTGTGGACGACCGAGAACTTCCGCGATCTTGCGGTCAGAGATACCTTTGGGGTTGTCCGTCCAAAGCTGAATGATGTGATCGGCGTCAGGGTCGAGCTCGCGAAGACGAGCGAAAAGCTCCTCCAGAAGCATGCGGCCAATGATAACATTTTCCATGCGCGGGGTACTATCTGGCAGGTAATCATACATATTGCGATTGCTGTCCGTGGTTGGTTCGTCAAGGGAAAGCATGTCTCCGGCAGCGTGGTATTCGCAGTCAAGACAGTCGCCGTCGCACTTCCAGATAAAACGGTACGGGCACATACAGCGGTGGTGATTTTGTTCCTTGTTGCGGATGCGGGACGCTTCTTTATAAAAAGCGTCGTGCTGCTCCTTTGTAACAGGTACCTTCTGTTTGGCACTACGTATGTAGATAAAATATGATTTGCTTTGATTTTCTTTGTTTGTCATGTTTTGACTCCTTTCAATTGCGAAACGGAGCCAGAGCATGACCAAAAAAAGGCGTGAAAAGGCTATCCGGAATAGAGCAAAAGCTCCGTTTCAATTAGCCATCCACGCTCGTAGGATGGTGATATTAAGTTGTGACCAAATCCTTAGTTCGAGCCACCCGTGTACTTGGAGTGAACATTGTGGATGAGGTATAGAAAGATGAGAATAAATCATTCGTTTTGCATCACATTACAATGATTTGCGAAAGCAAATATAAAATGGGAAATAGGAAAGCTATGTGTTATAATTAAAAAATAATGTTAGTGTGATGTCTGACTCTTTTCTTTCTATGTTTTCAGTATATCTAGGAGGGACTGATTTTCCGAGCAACACAGGACATGGTTATACACGCTTGTACACGTTTACAAAGTGAAAGGGGACGTGGCAAATTATGGGTGATACGGAGTTCTCAAAATTTGCAGATGCTTTATCCATGTATTTCAAAGATGGTTTATCGCCAGAAGAATTCACACGTGCATTGTTGAAAAGTATCTGTTTAAGCAGTGCTCAAGGTGTTGATATATTAATTAATGACCTTGAACCACGAACGCTGAAAGGTTACAGATATGGTGATCATGACATTACGAAAATTGCTGAGAAGATTTCTGGCTCTTTAGATTTAGGAAGATTTTCAAACTTTGTTCATCTTGATGAAGATGCCGAAGATTCCATTAATAGCTTGTGCAACAAATTCAGAACGTGGTGTCCAGATATATCACCTGATACATATGAAACGGAAATTGCAGAAAGATTTCAAAAAATAATTGAAAACGCAGCCAAACCTAAGAGAAAGAAAAAGCTCCCAGTTGTTGATACAACTGAGAGTTCCGAGCTTAAAATATCTAGTCTTAAAAATAAATATGGGGTTTTATTAGTAGCAGAAGAAGGAAGCATATGTCCAAATGATGAATGTTCAAAACTGCTCTTTATCAATGAAAATGGTCATTTGGGATTGAATTATGATGTGGCAACTATTGATCCTTTATTACCGGACACAGATCCCAATAATTTGATTGCATTATGCCCTGAATGCTTGCCAGATATAAGCTTAGTAGAAATGATGCTTCAATAGCACACATGAAGGAAATCAAACGATCACTACTAGAGAACAACGATGATCGTGAGCTTTTATCCGAGCAAAAAGTACAGGATGGAGTACGAAAGGTGTTGGAGAAAATACCAAAGTTTCCACGACCAATGAATGTGGATCTGAATTATGATCCTGTTCCTGTACGTGAAAAGATTAAGCCAGAAAATGTATCTTTATATCTGAAAGTACAGGTACAGGTGAATGTGTATTTTCCAGCAGTTCACGAGACGCTACAGGAAATGGGAAGAGAACATATTATTCGCTTCAAACCTTTTTGCGATCAAGTAAAACTTACATATTCAAATCTGAGTGAACAAGGCTATGATCAACCGAAAATATATCGCCTTATGACAGACTGGCTGGCTAGTTCTACGAATGGAGACCAGGATTCATGTGAAATAATCATCTCGTACTTTATTCAGAAATGTGAGGTATTTGATGTTATTACCAAATAAACTGTATTCATATAACGAAAGCATCTTATCAAAATTCCCCATGGTGCTTAGAAAATTAAGTAGTAAACCGATGGGAGTAGAAGAACTATATCAAAAAGTCATAAAAAAGCTTTCTGGAGTGAATAAGTTTATCGACATTCTCGATTGTCTCTATGCTCTCCACAAAATAGAGTATGACGACGAGAAGGAAGTGCTACGCTATGTTATATGAAATCGAATGTGACAAGTTTGCCAAAAAATAGACGACAAGCTAGTTCCAAGAGGAAAAATTCAATTTCATGACGGATTGAATACTGTCCTTGGGGATAAAAAGGCTGAAAACTCAATTGGAAAATCAACCTTTTTGCTGATCGTTGATTTCTGCTTTGGTGGTGATGACTATACAGAAAAAAGTAATGTGGTAACTTTTGTTGGCCATCACGTTATTAACTTTACTTTCAAATTTGGCACAAGAATGGAATGGTACAGTAGAAGTACGCTGAATCCAACAGAAGTGCAGATCTGTGATAGCGAGTATCATCCAACTGGTGAGGTATTAAAAATTAATGATTTTAATCGACATCTTTTTCAAGCATATCAAATTCAAACGGTACAAACCAGCTGGAAAGATCTTATTGGGCGCTACGCGAGAATTGCCGGAAGACATAATGATAACGAAGAACATCCTTTGAACTATGTAGGTGAGCCAGCAGAGAAGGCTATTATCGCATTACAAAAAATATTCGGAGTTTATAATCTTGTAAAAGAATATCAAGATTTCTATGAAGAGCGGAACAACAGGAAGAATATCCGCAAGAAGGCAACAGAACTCGGCGAAATAACTACTATAGCTAAAACAAAGAAACAGGTTAAAGAAAACGAAAAGGAAATTAAAAAATTAGAGCAGAATCTCACGGAATTGTTAAATAAAGAAGATAGCTCTATTGCGGAGCAGGATACCGAGAATCTTGATAAGGCAGCCGAAATCAAAGGACATATAGCTACGCTTAAAAGGCAGCGTACCAAATTGGTATCACAATTAAATGCTGTAGAGTCGAATTTGCGAGGTGGCTTGACGCCAACTTCAGATGACATTATCGAGCTGAGAGATTATTCCCCGGAGGCGGACATCGCAAAATTGGAGACGATTGAAACTTTTCATAAGAAAATGCAAAACATACTAACTAGTGAAATGACAGATGAAGTCAAAAAACTTGAGGTTCTCATATCTGCAACTAATGATGATGTTAAAAAGATGGAGGAAGAACAGCGCAAACTTGGTATTCCTACACATGTTTCTAAAAAGTTCCTTGATGAAACTGTATCTTTAAGGAACCGTATTACATTCTTAAGACAGCAGAACGAAGGCTATGAAAGCTCGAAGATTTTGAAAGTGGAAACTAAAGATGCAAAGACACGTTTGGAAAATGCCAGAGCAGAACAACTTGAAATTGTTGAAACAATGATCAATCAGGAAATGGTGCGAATGAATGACTTTATTTATAATGGAACCCAATATGCACCTGAGATTCATTTTTCAAATACTCGAAAAGGAACACCAGCCTATTCATTTGGCTGTCAATGGAATACAGGAACTGGTGAAAACTATAAAAATATGATTATTTATGATCTGAGCATTCTTAAAATTACAGAATTGCCTGTTCTGATACATGACTCACTTGTGTTTAAGAATGTTGCAGATCTTCCAATTGATAAGATTATGCAATTATATCTTCAGAGCCAAAAGCAAATTTTTATATCGTTTGATAAACAGGAAGCATATACCGATTTTACCGCAGAGACGTTAGCCAAAACAAAAGTGATTTTTCTTTATGATAATGGCGGAGAGTTGTTTGGCTGGTCATGGAAAAATAAGAATAAACTAAATATGTGAAAAAAGAAGATACACAAAATAAATGGAACTGGGTGTAGAAACATGAAGGTAAATATGCGTATCAGTTATAGACCGTTGTGGGTGATTCTTGCAGAAAGAGAAATGACAAAGAAGGAACTTCGAGAGAAAAGCGGTATTAGTACGGCTTCACTTGCAAAGCTCGGAAAAGGAGAAAATCTGACAACCGATGTACTTCTTAAGATATGTGAAACTCTGAACTGCAATATAAATGAGATTGTTGAGACAGTTTCAAACGAGAATGAAGAGAAAAATGAAAAAGCCGAGACAGAAAACAGAATATCAATCGGCATTGAGGTTACACATGAGAAAAAATGCGAACGGTATGTTAGCAACATCCAGCCAATATAATGCGGCCATAACCAGAGAACAATTCCTGTTTTATGAAATGAGAATAACAGCGAAACTCGTCTGCGAGTGCCTTTCAAAAGAAGAAATACTAAACAGGATAGTTAAGGACAACCTGTTTCAATATCCTACGGAGAAGTCGGTAAAAAAGATGGTGCAGGCCTGTCTTAGGAGAATTGATGCTCTTAATGATAAAGAGCTTATAGTCGCCATTACAAACGAACCCTCTGATGTGGCAAAACAGATATGCCTTTATGCGATGATGAAGCAGTACAGACTGGTTTGGGATTTTATGATTACAGTGATTGGCGCAAAGTATCAATCCATGGATACTACTTTTGGAAAAATAGACTTAAATACATTTTTTATGCGTCTGCAGGAACAAAACGATAACGTCGCTGAATGGAGCGACTCAACAATAAAGAAACTAAAACAGGTACTGACAAAGATGCTGGTCGATAATGAATATATCGACAGCACGAAGGCGAGTCACTTAAATCCGATTTTGATTAGCCCCATCCTTGAAAATGCGATAAAAAGCGAGAACAGAACGGAAGCATTACCTGCTTTTAACTGTTTGAGCTAAGGGAGAAATTTGATGAGCAACATTGATAAATGCTTGGACAAAGTGCGGAAACTGCTGAAAAATCCGGATTTTCTTGAGGGAAACGGACTTTCTAATGAAGTTAATATAAGAATGTTCTGCTATGAAGCAAAAGATGAAATGCGGGTGCGTCATTTTGTAAATCAGATTATGGCTGACCAGACGCTTCCGTGCCATTTGATAGAAAATAACCTATACGAGATATTCCTTTCCTGCTGTGAGGATAAACGGATATTGAGCCGGATGTCTGCAATGGAAGAAAAAAAAGGGAAGGACTATCTGCAGAAACAAATAGAACAAGCGGTTACGGTGCAAGCGTATGTTGATAAGATCTGTGCCCGGCAGCCAGAAAAGGGCGACGTAATTCTACTTACCGGCGTGGGTGACGTATTTCCATTCATGAGAATTCAATATGTTGCTGGAAGCACTGCAGCGGAGAGTTGGAAGTATTCCAATCCTTGTCATGTATCCCGGAAAATTTGATGGAAGGTATGTAAAGCTTTTTAACAGGTTACCAGCTGATCCGTACTGAAGGGCAGTATTGTCTCGCCGGATGATGATGACACGATACCGCCGGGAGTTAAGAAACAGCGCCAGAACTCGCAGATCAATGCTAATCATGTTCTTCAAGAGGACACTTTGCTTGGAAGTCCATCGAGTGCGGCTATGTTCGTAATTGGAAAGAGCTCCAATGGGTGGACGGCTTGGAAGACAAGCGACGGTAAGACGTTACATGATTTGGAAAGTAGTGATAACTAAGAATACTATGTGGTGAAAGGATGAACTGCATGAATGGCAACATTAAAGCCATTGAGACTGAGTATGATGGTCATAAATTCCGTAGCCGACTTGAGGCACGATGGGCAGTGTTCTTTAATGCTATCGGATTGGAATATGAATATGAAATAGAAGGTTTTGAAATGGGAGAGATCAAGTACCTCCCGGACTTCTATATTCCAAGTTTGAATCGGTGGTTTGAAATTAAAGGAAAGCTTTTAAATGAAGCTGAGATCATTAAGTGTGAGGAATTCTGTCGCAGATTGGATAATAAAAATATAAAGTTTTCTGTTCTAATTGGATTTCCTAATCTCTGTGCCGTAAGAGTTGGTGAATTCTTCGGAGTATTGGAATATGTCTGGGAATGGCCGTCAGAAAAACATCCAGACAATTATCGCCTGCAGGCACCGAGAGAATTAATAGAGAAAGAGTATTACTCAAGGTTTGTTAAAAGCCTGTGGGTTGTTCCTGATAAAACGGAAGAAGAAGTTGTCGAAGCCGCTGCGATAGCTGGGAAGGCAAGATTTGAGTTCGGAGAAAAACCAGAAGTATAGGTTGAGACGATGGCAGCGGGCACAGATTTATGAGTGGCTCTCTGCTACCGCAGGTCGAGGCGATGGGTAGATATGTGAAACCGCATATTATAGGTAAGAGAGCGGTTTTCGACTTGTTTCCGCGAACGGTTAAAGGGGCTTTTGATAAGTTTCCGTGAACCGAAAAATGCCCTTGACCAGTTTCCGATAACAAACAGAGCAGGTTTTCGCCTGTTATGGGTAACTGGTCAATATGCAGACATCAAGATGGAGCAATCGTGCCATGTGGAGACGGTCGTATTGATGTCAAGGGTAAAAGACTGAGTGTGTAAAAAGTCCAGTAATACTGGGCTTTTCGGGGTTTGAGAGCGAAAAGCCAACGCTCTGAAATCGTGAAAATATCGCTTTGCGGGAACAAGTCCAGAGGGAAAATTTCGGGCGCGAGTGGACGATTTTGATGTCAGTGCTCGGCGAGTGTACAGGATGGATGTTTTGGTATTTTGGGGCTTGGCGAGTGGACGAGATAGATGTTTTTGAAATTTGGCGGGGTTGTATGAACAGGTTAGATGTTAACATAAAAATGTGCCTGCTATCAAATCGAGAAGGGGGTACAATTTGATGTTTTTGTGAATGGGTGAGATATGAAATATGAAATATAACGATTTAGAAAATAATTTTATGAGCACTAAACCTAATGATTGGCCCCGAAACGGCAGAGAAGCTAAACTCGAATTAATTGCAGAAAAAATAAGAGAATTTGAACTGCATCCTTCATATAGGAGCAGAGAATTACTATTAGCGGTTGTATGTGATAATGACGCAAACCAGTATTCGAGTTTCGGTGAAATGCGTGTTACTGAATTTGAAGCAGAACTCATTAATATTATTTATTTTAAGGCGGAACGTCTTCAGATAAATTCAATCAAGATTTATTTATACGACCTTATTACTGAGGCAACAAGATTACAAAAAATAATGTCTTAGTGTAATCCTGTATTGGGAGAAAAAATAGGGGATGCCTACAGAATAAAACCATATGAAGAAATACTATTTCTCCAAATGCGGATATATCATTATGCTTATCAAAAATATACGATTGAAAAAAGGCGGATTTTGCAAGTCAGTTAATTGAAATCATAGAGAATAGCTTGAAAGAAGTGCCACAAGGAAAAAGATATTGGTGGGTTAGCATATGCTTTTTTTGCTTTGCTTACGGATATAAGCTATATGCGAGGAAATGAGAAGGAAAAATCATGGGAATTTACGAGAGATGATTTATATAAATCGATGAGCCTAGAAGCTAGACTACTTAAATTGTGGGGGAAAATATTCTCCAGAAACCTGTAAAAGGTATGATAAAAATTCAAATTAGCAACTACATATTAAAATCCAGAAATGGCTATAATGAAGATTATATCTGTAAATATATGTCTAGAACTGTTGCCAAAACAAGTGCAAGCAATCATGAAATATGGATGAAAGAAATTGAAAAACTTAATAATGTGCGTGAGCAAAAAGTAATTCCAGAATTATTTAACGACACTTCTTGGATTCCTTATCAATGGGCTAAAAATTTTGATTTTACTCCACCAAGACGTTATTTTGTTTCTTCATTTAGTAAAACTATAAATAATGCGGATATGCAGAAGAATTACGGCGAGTGCATATACGGCTACAAAAATGATAGGATAGTTGATTTGATTGGCCCGATCGGAATGCAGAAATTAAAAAAGAAGGATGGAGTATCTTCGGAAGAAGCAATAAATATTCCTTTTGTTTCTCAAGTCATTGCATTTGATGTGATTTATGACAAAGAAGAAGCTAAAAGCGAATTGAAGTATTTGCTTAGTGTAGTAGATTTATTTGATTTATCAGATGAGCAGAAACATTTATTTATGGAGGAACTTCTTCAATATTGGATCCTTTCAGTCAAGGATTTCAAGTGGCAAAAGGAACGCGAACGCCGGTATGTGATTTTTATGTATGATGATTACGAGTATCTGGAAACGACGATAGAGGATGATTTTTTGAAAGTTGGCACATCTCTTTTTCTGTTGCCAGATTTCAAGTCGAAAATAAACAGAAGGCTCTTATGAGCAAAGAGTATTTTCATTGTAAAAATTGCTTGATGCAGGATTATGATGCAGCTGTTTATAAAATGCCAGAAGTTTGTCCGATATGTGGTTCGAAACAAATAGAAATGATCTATCCGGAATGAGTCAGGAGGTTTCCAAAAATTCTGCGCAAAATAAACTTCAGTTCGGCAAGACGGAATCGAGAGGACTGCCAAGCCCCGCTTGCTCAGAACCCGTCTGAACGGTGGATGTGGTAAGGAACAAACTGCCGCAATTTCTAGGTAAACTAGATCAAGGCACCCTACGTTTGAGGCTGTGTGAAAACGAAAAATGGCTTTAGGACGAAGACAAATAATGGTATAATATAGGAAGCAGAAATTAGGGGGGCTGGATAGAATGGATCGATGCAAAAGTGTTGACAATCGAGACCAGATGAATCTGATGCCTATGTGCATGGATGACATAATTTCCCCTGATTCTGAAGTAGGGCCATTGACGCTATAGCTGATAAAATGGACATTCCGTCCATCGGATTTACATATTCGGTGACGAAGGAAACCGGCAGAAAGCCATATAATCCGGTAGACATGTTTAAGCTGTATGCGTACAGCTACTTTAACGGAATCCGTTCG